AGTTCATCCACTAGTATTCCTACTAGTGAGCTCTTATCGAGCAAAGTGAATTCATATTGTAATTGGGATCGTGAATTACGATTCCCAATTAATCACCTGTGGATAAATCGTGCTATCCATGTAGAAGCTCAACGCTTCTCCAAGGTCCGTAACATCGGCATTCGTGTCCGATGGAGCGGCTAGCACAACAGTCGATACGGTCCTGACAACTTCGTCAGATGTATCGGCAACAGCGAAAATGGTCTGCTTGAATTCGACATAATGTCGATCACGAGCTCCATTTTTGGAGTGTTTTACTTTAGCGGTAAACTCTTGAAGAGCTTCCCGCAGTAAATACTCCGACGCATATCCGTCCTGATTAATTTTATTGAGAACTTTGGCGGTTCCACCGGAACCACCAAGTGTTACAGTTAATGTATCACCAAGCATGTTTGCTTTCCTTTAGGTTATCGGGTTTTTAGGATATAAAGTGATCCTAGAATCCCTGCTTGCCTTCCAGTAATGAAGGGCAAGCTAGCACTAATTGAGTTCGTAGAGAGAAATCTCTCTTTGTACTCATCTGTTATCGAAGGTACAGCTGGAGTAAGAGTTAACCAACTTGGTTTACTCGTAACTTCAAATGTAGTCTTTTTGACTGTATGGACCATGACATTAACACCGTCAGGTACATGTGCAATCGAATTATTAGAGGACTGAATAAAGTCCCCTACATTCGAGAACCAGTCAATTAGCCAACTCCAAGGTAGAGCATCCCAAATATTAAGGGTGATCTGACTTGAGTGAAGGCCAAAGACAACTTTTCTAGCATACGCTAAGCGAGCTGACTGACTTCCAGGTAAACTGGAAATCGTCGGACGCCACTTTAACGTCGCCCAGATCTCTCTGGTGGACGTTGTGGTTGCAATACCTCGGACTTTAAAAGCCGAGGGCGCACTGGCCATATAATGGTCAACGCCTGTTGCAGTAGCTTGCGTATTATCTAGAACTATTCTTCGTTGTAGACCGTTCTTAGAAGCTAATGACTCAAGTTCACGTACTCGTCTCTCGACGACTATTTGAAAGTTGAGCATTTTCTTTAGATCGGATATAAGTGGTTTCCAACCAAATTGGTAGGATAGAAAGTGTTCTGCGGCCTGATCGGCAGCATTACGCTTTCTACGACGCTTATTTTTCAACTTCATAAGTTGATCATAAGATCGACCCGCTTGTTTTAACATACGTGGTAGATCCTTCATCTCGAATATAAAAACGGGAAGTTGGATATGAGGACGACTAGGATTAGTCCTACTCATAGCAGACGTAGCCATAGAATCGGCTGAGTATGCTTCTAGCACAGGGGATTCTTCAATCCCCCAACATGGATAGTTATAAATACTATACTTTCCACTGGCACCATCACGTCTACAAGAAACGTCCATGTGTCGACGAGAGTCGAACAGATGGTCATTACCGTAGTCGCCTATAAAGTCGTCAGTTATTTGGACACCGTCCTCATAATCTGCTTCATTATAGTGGTTTGACCTATATTGCCACCATCCATGCGGATCACCACTCAAGGTGATGTCGCGGGATCTGGTTCTAGCGGTTAAAGCCATGATATTGCCCTTCGGTTGTATGTTAACACCTACAATAAGTGCTAAACGGAGTCTCAAATTGAGAACGAGATATAGTATAATCTCGACGAGAGGAC